GATCACCATATTCCTTAGTATTTTTAACACCTACTGCTTCTGCAATTTTTGTATTAAAAATTTTAAACCAATCTGGTTGGATTGGAGATTGGGTAATAATTCCTCCAATTCCTTCACTCAAAAGACTTTTACTTTTTAAGATATGAATAGCTGAATCGAAATTATTACCTGTAGTAATATACTCAGGAAATATATGTCGTGCTACTTTTAAGAAGTGGTCTTTATTGCCTTTACCTTCTTTTATTAATTGATATTCTTGTTGTAATGTTTTCATTTATTATAAATATTAAGGGTATAATAATATTGCTCCTGCTGATATAGAAGCACTAGTTACAAATAATGGTATAGTTACTCCTGAAGCAAATGTTAATCCACTTCCTGCTAAACTAGTTCCATTAGAATCTTTTAAACCAGTGAATGTAACTGCTTGAGCTACTGAAAAACCAGCAAAAGAGCCAGTTATGCTTGCTGATCCACTAAGTAATGTTGCGGATGGGTTTACGGGTATAGTTGCCATTTTTTTATTTTTTAAATAATTCTATTAAATCGTTTACGTAATCATTTGCTAAATCAGTACCATATACTACAGTAAATGAATCTGGATTTTTTCTGTAATAATCCATGGTTTCATGTTTTGCTTGTTGTAATAATGGTAATAACTCATTTAACTTTCTTTCTAATTCATCAAAACCTAAAATACGGCCTGTAATGAATTTTTTTTTATCTACATCAGTAATGTTTAAACCATCTAAATATGATTCAACATCTGTATTTGCTTCGTTTAAAGATTCAGCTGGTAATCCTTTAGCTGCTTTCTCAGCACCTGCTTTACCAACTATTTTATATTTAAACTTTTTAACATACATGTTATTATCAACACCTTCAGGACCTGCTGATGGACCAGGACCAAATGTTGCTCCAGGACCTTCTGCTACTTTTTTATATCCAGCTTGTGTATAAGCTCCATAAGTAGATTTTCTAGGAGATGGGCCTGTATGGTTTTCACCTTCACCACCTGATGTGAAAAATGAATTAGAAGCTATTGTTGATTCTTCATTTAATGTTTTTGCTAAATCTTCAGCAATACTTTTAAATGATTCATATTCTGCAGGGTAGTTAGTTCTTAAATGAGAACGAAACTCATTAAAGTCATTAGCTACTTTTTTTGATATTTCTCTAAATTTAGGATCATCACTTTTATCAACAGATAATTTTTTAATATAATCTCTTAATTGTGCAAATTTTTTAAATGTTGTATCAAAAGCAGGAACAGGAGTGATAGACCACGTGATGGCCCCACTTTCAGGATCAATATCAGTAACGGTTGATTTACTTCCATCGCGTACTTCTACATCTCCTATTTCAAGTTCCTTTAATTTATACTTTAGTTTAGCCATTTGCTTTTGAAAGTTCTTCTAAAAGTTCGTAGTATTGTAATAAATTAACTAAATCATCATTACCTACTTTAGATACTTTGCCTAAAGGTAATAACATATTGTTAACTTCATTTAATTTAATCTTAACAACTTTATCAGTAACTTTTTTAGCTAATGTATTTAACTCACTTTTAATTTCTGTAATTTTATTATTATAAAATTCTTTTAATTTAGGAGTTGAATCAACTGAATTAATGAATTCTTTTAATACTGATTTTTGGTTATCGTTTAATGAAGCATATTTACCATTAAATTTTTCCAATAATACTCTATATGTTAAAATACGTAAATCTTTATCGTATGATTGAAATTCAATCATTAAATCATCTTCTACCTTTTGTTTATTAACAGCACGTGTTGTTAAACTTTCTAAAATAGCAATTTTATTATTGATAATTTGATCAGGATTAGATAAATTTTCGCTGTTGTATATTTCTAATAAAGTATATAATGCAGCGTGTACTTTATAACTTGGTAATTTAGTAGCAAAAAATTCATCTAAAACATAATGCTTAGAAATTTCTTGAATTATATTATATTTTTGTCTTTTTAAAGCTCCTCTATTAAGGTTTTTAGACGATTCAATAACGGAATTAATTACAACTTCGGCCTTGCCTTCAGTTAAATTTTTGTGTTTAGATAAAGTTTCATACAATTTGTATTCTTTACCTAATTCCGTTCGTACAAAGTATTTTTTTAGAATGTGGGTTGCCTTTGAATCATTACCTGACAGAGTGTCAGCGGTAATTTGTCTTACCAACAATTCAAACAGGATTCCTGTATTCTTATACTTAGAATGTTTAATGTTCATTCTTGAGGTTTTGTTATAAATATATAAAAATTTTTATTCTCTGATTTGTTTTTCGTCTAATAGTGATTCTTCAGGTTTAGAATTTTCAAGTGATACTTTTTTAACTAAACCTTCAATTAAAGATTTATTTTTAAGATATACTTGTTTTGCCTCTAAAGCTAACGGTGAACCACCTTTATACTGTGGACGAATTGAATCGGATTCGTTGTCGTCATTTTTCATACCTTTAGCGCCTAATCTGTCTTTTCCAAAATTATCATCTTGAGTATTACGATCTGTTGGATTTTCTTTAGGACGACCTAATTCTAAATCACTACCATATCCTACAGGTACATTATCAGGTTCACTATACATTCTACCTTTACCGTATAATGATGCTAAATCGTGTGGAGTACCATATGATTTACCTGTTACTTTAGGATCATTACCTTCTTCCATTAATTGATTATAGCGGAATGCACGTTTTTGATCTTCAGCTAATAAGTTTCTATATTCATCATATTGATCTTGACTAAAATGGAATACATTATCATAAATCCAATCTGTAGGTAATAATTTAGCTTCCATAATCTTTTGAGCTAAATCAACCTTTTGAGTTAACAATGCAATTTTTTCCTGGTCATAAATGATTGAGGGAGTTGTTAAATCTAACTCAAAGTTAGTTAATTCTTCACCTGTATAGCCTTGAGAATATAAATGTACTAAAGCAATTTTATATAATTCAGATAATGTAATACGTTGAATACGATCAATTGTACGAGCAAATCTAATGTCTTCAGCTGCTAATGTTGCTTTACCACTTAAATCCTTATCATAACCCATAAAGGCTTTAGGCACTTTAAGAGCAGCAAATAATTTATCACGTAAATAAGTAACATCTTGAATACCATCATATTGTAAACCAGGAGCTGTTTCAATTTTAGTTGTAGTATCATTACCACGAATTGGAATGTAAAAATCTTCCAATAAGTTTTGCATGTTATATTTTAAATTATACTCACCTGTTTGGTTATCCATTAATGGAGTACGTTTCATTGTAGAAATTGTTTTCTGCATGAAATTTTCTACTTCATTTGGAGGAATAGAACCAACGTTAATATAAAATATACGTCTATCAGGACTACGAGAAATTCTATGAATTAACATAGCATCTTCCATCAACACATATTGTTTAAATATACGACGAGCTGGTTCCAAATATGAACGGCCATAAGGTAAATAGTTAACATCTGTTAACAATCTAAAGTGAGCCATTTCATAATTATCAAAATAAATACCGGGTTGGTTTTCATTAAATTGTCCTAAAGTAGGAGCACCGTAATAACCTGAACCACCTGCATAAATACCTTCAGGTGAATATCTAAATCTTACTGAATTTGGATGTTCAGGATCATAATTTTCTTGTCTTTCAATATGATATGCTGTATAAGGAATAACATTATAAACACCATATTTTTCAGCAATTTCTAATTTGAGGAAAAAGTCACCATACTTACACATTTGGCGAATCCAAGACCATAAATTAAATTCAATATTTAATACATCATAAAACAAGTTATACAATACTTGTTGAATATCTTCGTTATTTGATCTAATTTGTAATACCTCACCTAAATCATTTTTTAATGTAGATTCATCTGAGATAATATCAAGGGCAGAAGCAACAATAGCATCATAATCCATATTATCATAGTCTGAATAGACCATGGTACGTAAGTATTGCCAATTTACACCAATTTGAGAACCTAATAATGAGGTAGAGGCAGGTGAGTATAAACGATTATACCTATCCATTAATGAATTAGTAGCAATATCTCCTGAACGTTGAATTGAATCAACATCCATTACTTTTAATTCGTTGCCACCCTGATTACGGATGATTACATCTGTTGAAAACAGGCGTTGTAATCGGGTAAATAAACTTTTGTCAGCCATTTTTTATTTTTATTATATACTATAAATATTTACAAAATCCAACTAATGTCCTCCATTCCCTTATCTGTTTGAAGGGTGTATGGGTTTTGGATTTGATTTGGATTATAAGCACCAATATATGTACTTTTACTCATATTACCAAGCGTAGCTCGAGTCATATCATGA